GTGGCGTCCACAGTCGGTTGTCCGCCGCCTTGGCGCGCGCACGCTGCCGCTCACGAACGGCAACATCACCCTGCCGCGCCTGAAGGGTGGTGCAGTCGTTGGCTACACCGGCAGCGATTCGGATATCGGCGTGACCGGCCAGACCTTCGACAACCTGAAGCTGTCGGCGAAGAAGCTGACCGGCCTGGTCCCGATTTCGAACGACCTGCTGGCCTATGCCGGTACCAGCCCGAACGTCGACAAGCTCGTGGTCGACGACCTGACCGGGGCAATGAGCTCGCGTGAGGACAAAGCGTTCATCCGCGACGACGGCACCTTGGAAACCCCGAAAGGCCTGCTGGCCTGGGCGCTGGCTGGCTTCAAGTTCGCAGCATCTGCAGGTGACACGCTGCAGAAGATCGAAAACGATCTGAACAAGCTGATCCTGGCCCTGGAAAACGTGAACGCCAACATGGGCGCGCCCGGCTGGATCATGTCGCCGCGCTCGTTCCGCTTCCTGGAAGGCCTGCGCGACGGCAACGGCAACAAGGTCTATCCGGAAATGAAGGACGGGAACCTGAAGGGCTATCCAGTCGGCAAGACGACCCAGATCCCGAACAACCTGGGCGCTAGCTCGAACCAGTCGGAAATCTACTTCGTGGACTTCAATGACTGCTTCATCGGCGAAGACGAAACGCTGCTGATCGACTACTCGAAGGAAGCGACGTACAAGGACGAGGGCGGCAATCTCGTCAGCGCCTTCCAGCGTGATCAAACGCTGGTGCGCGTCATCGCGAAGCACGACTTCGGCCCGCGCCACGTCGAATCGATCGCGATTCTGACCGCGGTCACCTGGGGCGCCTAAAGCGACCTGACTGCCGGCCTGCTACCGCAGGTCGGCCAACCCTTCATCAAGGAACTCCATCGTGGAAACTGTCGAATTCATCAAGCCCTGGAAGATCTACAGTCCAGGCGACGTCGCCGGCTTCGAGGCCGATCAGGCCAGGATCCTGACCGACGGCAAGGTGGCAAAGCCGTACGAGGCAGACACCAAAGCTGCGAAAGCAGCGAAGTAATCTTCCGCATCTCCGGCGCCGGGTCGGCGCGCACCGCGCGTACCGGCCTGACAAGCGTTAAGAGAAAGCTACCGTTATGACCCATCTGCACATGGCCACGGCCGTTTCCACCATCCGCGTATATGACAGCCCGGGCGGATATGAGGCGCGCCGTGCGTACCTCGGGATCATCACGGTCAGCCACCTGACAAGCAGCACCGTGTATGTGCACGGCGCCGTCGGCAAGATCGACCGCGCGACGCATGCGCGCGCACTGAACATGCTCCGCGAACTCGGCGTCACCACGGTGATGTACGAGCGGCGCGGGCGAATGAAAACCATCGAGCTGAAAACAAAGACTTGAGCGCCGAGCAGCAGGCCACGATGCCACGCGCCGAAATAGACGGCATCCTCGAAACCCTCAGCAAAGCAAAATAAAAATATGGCGAATCCTACGATCACAATTCTGCCATCCAAAATGGCGGTCAGCACCGGTTCGCCATATACCGCCAACGACGTCGACGGGGTGGCCACCTACGCCTTCCCGAACGCGCAGGGGCAAATCCATTTCACGGCAGATACTGCGGTCGTGGGGCAGAAGTATGACGTCTACATGCTGTGGTCGATGGCCGGCACGCCGAATCAGCCATCGCCCGCGGCCGTGAAGTTCTATGGCGCTTATGAGCCGTGGACTGCAACTTCAAACCCCGTGTATGGGAACAAGGTAATTAACCTCGTACCACCTCAAGCGTCGGGGATTGTCGAGCGGTCGCAACTGCCGTTTTCGTTCACGCGCGAAGATGCCGGACGTATTTCGCACTTCAAGATTGGCCGCCAGCAGGACAGCGTTGGCGGCACGATGCGCATCCGCGGGTTCGAGCTTGTACCAACCCCCGATCTAGTCGACGCCAGCGTCACACCTGGCGGCAACCTGTCGCCAACGAGCTTCAACACGCCGTACTCAGGCAACAAGGTGATCTCGCTGCTGTCGCTGTACACGCCGATCTGGACTACGGCCAACGCGGTCTATGTCGTCGCCCCTGTGACCGTTGGCGGCGTGCAGCAATCGCGCCTGGCGAAGCTGAACAAGAACACGTACGAGATGATTCAGGACGTGCAGATCGGCACCGGAACGCACGATACGACCATCGGGCACCGCGACGGCAGCGTGTGCGTTACTGACGACGGCAAGGTCATCACCTATGGCGAGGCGCACCACACGCCATGGAAAGGACTGTCGTCGCCGACCGAAGACATTTCGGCACTGGTGGCAACAACCGCACCTGTCGGCCTAGACGTGAACTGCTCCTACCGCCGCTTCTTCCGAAACCAGTTCGACGGCAGCATGTGGATGGGGGCGCGCGGCAATGGCTACTTGGCCGGCATCTACAAATGGAACGGCGCCACGTTCGACCGCAAAGGTGCTGACTTCCTCGCTGGCAATGCGGCCTCATACCTTGGCTCTTACGGTATGGAGATTGCCTTTGCGAGCGTCGACACGTTGTACGTAACGACCGAGTTCCTGCAGGGCGATGGCCCGTTCACGATGTCTGGCTACCCGCGCCAGAACATCAGTCTGATCAAGTCGACGGATGGCGGTACGACCTTCACGACCATGCGTGGCAAGGCGCTGAATCTTCCACTGGTCAGCGGCACGGACGACAGCGACATTGCATTTCCGAACAACAATTACAACCACAACGCGAGCGTGGCGCGCATTGCAATCGGCGCCGACGGTCAGCCGCTGCTGGTCGCAAGCTGGCAGCACCCAGACGAAGCCTTCCGCAGCCTGTGGGTGGCCAAGTACAACACGACCACAAACAAGTGGGTGCGCACTCGTCTAATGGCGCACAACGGCCTGCAGGACGCGGGCACGCCACACGTTGCATATCACGGCGGGAAGATCATCGTCACCGCTGCGACGACTGACGACAACGTGCCGGCCACGCTGGGCACTGCAAACCAGCTGTACCTTTTCACCACCACCGACTCTGGTGCGACGTGGAAGAAGTACGCAATCACGCACCCGTCGGGCGCGTACAGCGGCGCGTACATAGACCAGGCCGCGCTCCGGCTGGACAACAAACTGCGCCTGCTGCCTGATTTTGAGGCGCAGCCCAATTCGGTTATTTGGGAAATGCCGGTTCCGGGGGAGGACACCACGGCGCCAACGATGGTCGGCGACATTACGGTGTCCACCATCACCACGTCGGGCGCCACGCTGTCGTGCTCTGCAGCGACCGATGCAGTCGGCGTCACTGGCTATGAATACAGCATCGACGGCGGCACGAGCTACAGCCTGATCGCCAATGCTGCCCGGTCGGTGGTGGTTTCTGGCCGGCCTGCAGGCACCGCGCACTCGGTGCGGATGCGCGCCTTCGACGCCGCTGGCAACCGCGCCACGCCGCTGGAGGAGAGCTTCACCACGCTGGCCGAGCAGCCTGCGCAGAATGTGGTCGTCGCGGCGACCGTTGCTGAATCCCGCCGGGTCGCGTTCCCGGGCGGAACCCGCGTGGTAGCGTTTGGCACTGTGCCGAGCGTGTTCGTGCCAAACGCGCCGTATCTGGAAGCTGGGCGGTGGTGGTGCGAGAAGCATCCTCTCGATGAGCGCTACTGGGTGGCGGACATCACGATCGACCTGGCCGAACGCGGCACTACTGCCGCGGAGGTCGAGGCCATTGTCGCTGGCGTAACAGTGCTTCAGCTGCCCGTCATCCAGGGCATGCTGATCCCGGTGAAGCTGGGTGGGTTCAATGCAGCGACGGGCGCGGTCAACTTCTGCACGTTCCGCGTCAAGTGCGCGAACGGCGAACGGTTCGACCGAACGATCTGGTTCAAGCAGCAGGTTGGATCCTGGTCGCTGGAGAAAGACGCAGACGACGAGAGCTATTTCGTCGCCGACATTGGCAACGATCTGGCCGACAGCAACACCATTGCGGCTCAAGTGAAGGCGCTTCCAGTTGGCGTGGTGGAGCTCGTACCGGCGGTGATTCAGGGGCCTTTGATCCTGGTGAAGCTGGGCGGCATGGACA